CCTTGGGCTTCTCCGGCGGTTTAACCACGTCTTTCTGCTCACTCTCAGACGCCGTTCTACGAATCACAAGCGCCTTCTTCACTTTCGGCACTTGCTTGGGCACAATCACACCTTGGGACTTACTTGTCGTTACTCTGGGATCGGGAGAGGGCAGTCTGTTGGGTTTAACAATGAAATCTCCGCGTGGCCCAAATTTAGGTGTGAACACCTCTTTTGCTACGGGGTGCAGGTTGTAATGATCTGGCGGGTTTTTATCTTCTCCCACCCATGCAACTGTGCCCGTTTTGAAGCTGAGTTCTTGAAGAAGTTCAGGAGGAAGGGGAGACCGAATGATCTCCCCTTCTAGGTAAATTCGGGCGTTATCCCCATGCCCGAATTTCAAAGTTCTCTTTATTATGGCTTCGTTTTTCATACGATTGTCCTCCTGACATTTGTATATCAACCGGGCCCTTGTTACGGGGCAGTGGTCGTTGTGGTAGTCGAAGACGTGGTTGTGGTGGACGTCATCGCTTCCTCAGTCGTGGTCACGACATCGAGGGTATAAACGGCATCACGGTTGTACAGCACCGGGAGGCCCTTGTCTTGGACGCGAATCCACATACCCTCAGGATCCCACTCTTCCTTGCGGTCGGGAGAGAGTCCATACCGTCTGCCTAGCCCAAAGGGGGCCTGGAAGTACTCAGCAACCGGCATTCCGTCCACCTCTTTGGCAAGCATACAGAACTTGCCATCGGGGATGAACTTCTTGGGCATGGTGATGTAATCCTCCCCTGCCTTGTAGCTGGCAGAGGTTAGGCGGGAGAGCTGGATTGAGGACGACTCGGTGTTGATACCCACGATGTAGTTGTCCTCGTAGGTGCCGGCGCTCACGTCCCACAGTCGAACCTTGCTCTGATCAACGAAGTCAGAGGTATCATCGACGGTGAACCAGATGGTAGAACCCGCTGTGATGGCGGAAGTCAGAGGGGCTCTGACCTCGTACATTTCGTCATACACGACGAAGTTAGGAATGTCCAGAAGCGCACCCAGCACCGCTGCGTTGACACCAACGATGTCATGCAAACTGCCTGTGTAGAGATTGCCTAGGCCGGCACCGAAGTGGTTCTGCTGGAGAATACCACGGATGGTCGTGTCGTTGGCAAGAAGTTTGAGGACGCTTGAGTTGAACATCGCATGGGTTACTTTCCCACCGCAATCGTCCTGAATCTTCTGCTTCCCATCCTGGATGTCGTTCAGGATGTTCTTGCTGGCGCCGTTGTTCCAGTTGTAGGTGGACCCCAAGGTAACGCGGTGATCACTGGGGACACCGTAGGCGATGGTGACTTTGTACCCGCCAGCCACGTCATACGTGAATCCGTTGTTGAAAAGCATCTGGGCAAACATCCATTCCTTGCGCCGCATGGCGCGATGTCCCAGAAGGGTAAGCTCACGGGCCACACGCTGCTCCGCCGAATGGTAGACCATGTCTGTGCCGGGCTTCCTGAGGTTGTTCAGGAACTCCTCGTCAAAGTACATCTTCTCTTTCCAGTAGGCGGCCTCAGCGGCGTGTTGTGCAATCCCGTGGGGTTGGGTAGTTGGAGCAGGGGAACCGGGCGGAACAAACGGGGTCATCCCACGGCCACCGCGTTGCGACTCCCATTTGATCGAAGACGATGGAGCGGACTTCGACCCGAAGAAATTGGAGAGCAACAGGTTAGGAGCAGCCTGGAAAGACTCAAAGAACCCCTGCAGGGTCTGTAGTCTGAGAATCGGAATATCACTTGCACCTCTTGGCATCGGTTTTCACCTCCTTCCTTTTTAAATTTTTACTTGAGGATCAGGAATTGGCTCTTAACACTGGCCGAAATGTCGGTCCGAGCAGCGGCATCGACGTTGGCCAGCATCCCATTATACAGAATGGCGTTGCTCAGGATAATCTGAGCTACGGCACCCTTTGCATCAGAACCCGTTCCGGTGTCCACTGCCTTTTGCAGGATACCGACGCAATCGCTGTAAGCGTTGGTGTTGTCACCAGCCTCAAGCTTAATATGCGCCAGCCGTGCAGTGGTGAACGAAGTCCCACCCGTAGCGATCGTGACCGTGATCGCGGCCTGCACCGGAGACGTGGTGCGGTCGATGGCCGTGATCTTGCCCAAATTTTCCGCTGCCGTCACGTTGTCATCAATGATAACATCATCACCGACCGCGAACTTGTAGCTGTCCGCCAACGTGATGTAGAGGATGGACGCAGTGGTTCCCGAAGCGGCCACAAGATACGCACGGGCAGGATCAAACGCCCCAGCCGTGTAGGACGTCGGGCTGTAGGGCACGTACTTCCCATCGGTCGCGGCCGACAGGTTGACAGCAAGAGCTGTGCCGATCGGGAGAAGGCCGTAACCAGCCCGAAGAGTGATGGGGATGGTCAAAGCCGCTTCCGGAGAGCTATAGAACAGCTTCTTGTAGTCCGTTTGCACACCGAAACTAATTGCGGGAATGTCATAAGGACCTGGCATCTGTTTTCACCTCCTTCCTAAATTAAGAAACGTGTAGTTGAGTAATTAGACGGTTGCGGTTTCCAGCTTTTTCATGCCAACGTGCCCGCGAAGGCGGTTGACCTGAGCAAGCGTCTCGGCAGACTCAGCAGCCGGAGCCCCATCTTCACCATCTTTCACGGCGAATCCGGTTCCCAGAACTTCGTCTTTCACACCGAGTTTCTCCCAGTCAGCGACCTCCTCTTTGATGGCCTCCTTGAACTTGGTCTCATCGAGGACCCCCTTGTCGTCCACGAACTTCTGGTACGACACCTGCCGCTTCACCTTGCCGTACAGGCGATCGGGGATGATGGAGCGCGACAGGGCATCGGTGAAAATGACATCTGCCCGCATCGCCAGCTTCTCCTCCTTGCTGACCGCAACATCTTTGGCCATCTGGGTGTTCTCGGCCTGCAGGTCCTCCACCACTTTCGTCAACTGAGTAACGCTAGCGGTGACTTCCTGCATCTGAGTGGCCAGCTTGTCGGAGTCGGTTTTTGCCTGATCTGCTCCCGCTTTGATTGCCTGGGCGTAGACCTCCGGGTGCTTTTCCTGCAGTTCCTTCAGATCCATTTTTTCGTTCACCTCCTTCCTATCAGTAGTTGTTTCCGCAGCCTTCAAAACGGCTTCGGTATAGTCAACCTCCTCCTCCTCAGTATGGGAGAAAGCGGAAGCTGCCGTGTTGCTATCCCAGCCAAATACGCACACCGACATCTCTTTATAGTCAGACTTGCGCCAGATGGCCCCAGGACCTTTGAATTTGTACCCGTTGACTTCCGCCTCACCACCTTCTTCTAGCCGCTCGATGTTGGTGGGCTTTGCGTAGATAGAAGATTGGTAGGGGAATCCTTGGCTGGACAAACGCTGAAACTCTTGACTGGCAGGGGTGTCGGTGAATTTTGCATCTTCGGGGGCGCAGAGTTTGCCGTCTACTATGACGGGCTTGCTCCCAAAGGCGATCTTTTTATCACCGTTGTGTTCCTCCAATATGGGGAACATTTTCTGTCTGAACTGGAGCCCTGACAGGTCGATAGCAAGACGGCCCCAGTACCAGTGGCCTTCGATGATACCGCCCGAGTAGCCTACCATTTTCAACTTGGGAGCAGCTACCTTCTTCCCATCGTCTGCTAACTTCTCAACCTCCTCGACAACTGCATGGCATCCTTCTTCGACAAACCTGCAAGCGCCTTTCGGAAGTTTCTTGACTGTCATCGCTCAAATCCTCCCTTTCCCAATTTAAACAGAGCCTAACACGGAACCTTGTGTTAGTCAATCCTTCTTCTTACCACAAGCTGCAAGATCCGGATAGTAGCGACACACACTACCCTTAATTCCAGCAGGATTAGGTGCATTACGAGCATAGGCGATAGCTGCAATGGCACGGGCGCGGGTGTTCACTGGATAAGTTCCCTTTGGGGCACCACCAGATGGCCCACAGAAAGGACCCGACTTGTATTTTCCCTCATTACTACCACCCGGCTTCTTCCGATCATCAGTTGCAAACGCTTCACGCTCGTTAGCCGTAATACAGAAGAAATCATCGTGGTGCTCAAGGTCATCAACGGTCCAGGAGGATGTGAGATCCACAAAGCTGAATTTGCTGTTTGCGATCTTGATGGCGGAAGCTTCACAATCTTTGCCTCCCTTCTTCTTACAGTCCGCAAGAATGCCGTTAGCGATTGCAACCCACTTCGTCTTTTGAGCAGGCGTCAGGCCCTTCTTCTTGCTATCAACATCTGCTACGGTCCAAGGCATGGCGCACCTCCTACTTCTTCACTGCCGGCTTCGTTGCTGCTGCTGGCTTCTTAACGAGGGAGGGTTTAAGGGCTGGCTTCTTCTTCTCTCCCTCAGATTTCTCCTGTGCCGCCTCCGCATTAAGTGTTGCCTCAGCG